AGAGCGGGACATTTGATGATAGTGCTCTGACGATACCGACGGGGAGTTTGTAAAAGTTTGTGCTCATGGTGATGTGATTGCGTTAGGAAAACCTGAAGTGTAGAACCAGAAGGACCAACGGCCTTCTAACCTTAACGGAGAATCGTTGGGTCCCATGCGTCTCTTTGAGTTGACCCCAGAGCAGAGCTTTCTGCATCAGCGAGTCATCCGAGACGCCGAGAAGCTCGACAAGGCGGCATTAGTTAAAGTCCTTACGGACGTTCATAGGCTGTATCTGATCAAAGGCGGGTTGTTCACCAGGCTGATTAACTGGTGTGCTCGGAGCGGCGTGGTGCTCCCGGCGTTTGACGAGCTGTACGAAGGCTCAGGCGGCGGGCTTAAGGCGGATCCAGAATCCATCAGTCTCGACGAACCCCCAGCGAGTTAAATACCGGGCCAAAGGTTTCCGGTTTCGAGCCGCAAGGTAAAGAAAGATCGTCTCGTTGTGTGTGTCTAATACGAGACGCATGAGACTGGCGCAGGCTGCCCAGCAACGAAGGTCGGCCACGTTGTGTAGCTTGGCCGCCCGTTGCGCTCGGCGGTTCTTGCGGCGTTGGTACCAATCGTTCTGAGCCCGTTTGCTTTTGTAGATATTCAGCCCCAGGTTCCAACCGAATCCGTGATCCTCTAAATAAATAGAAATCCATACGTTGCTGTGTCTTGTTCGGTACGTTTTGATTTTGCCCATAAAAAAGCCCCCTACCTGGGGGCTCGGACCTTGGCTTCAAACCAGTGTAACTCAAAAATCAATTCCGAGCTTCTGGGCTTGCTCTGGCGTCAACTCCACGGCCTTCTTAGCTGACGGCGGTTCGGCCGCTGCGGCCAGTGCCTTAGGGTCCCCAGCCGACGCCAGTTGCTCCGTGGATACGGACTGACGTGCCGCTTGGAAAGCTTCTTTGAGTGCCTTGTGATCTTCGCCCAAAGGCAGCTCGATCAGGTCCGCGCCGGGGATCACCGATTTCAACGCCATGCTGGCCTGTTCAGCGCCTTTGTTCTTAAGCCATGCGTTGACGTCCTTGATCAGTTGCCCCTCTTCGTCGTTCTGAGCTGGACGGTCAGCGAAAGTCAGGGCGTTGTAGTTGATTTTGGCGCCGTCAGCACCGGTCATCGGATCCCGCTCGTTGAACGAACGAGTCTCGAACTTCGTGCTTGTGATCACCGTCGCACAGTTGATCCTGTTGTTGTACAGGTTCTGGAAGTACGCGATGAAGTTCTTTTGGGATGACTTGCCGCTGATAATTGTCGTTGTGACGCAGCGTGGCGGAAGCAAGCGATGCTTTGGAGTCACGCCGATATAGGCAATGCGCAGGAACTCTTCGCCCTGACGCATACCCAAATTTCCGTAGTAAGGCGTGAAACCAATCAAAATAAATTCGATCGGGATGCCGTTGTCGTTACGGTCGACGATGGCAGCTTCGGAATCAATGTCAGACTTCCATCGGCGTGCTTGTAGATCGATCCGAAGTGTGTGAGGCGGAACGTTGCAGAGGATTTCCGATTCGGAAAATTCACCAGCGATGAACATGAGTCAGTAAGCGAGAAAACGGAAGACGGTCAGTCGAGAGAGAAATCAATGGAACCGATAGCGGCGGCGGCAACTTTACCTTTTTCAGGATCGGCAGCTTTGGTGGGTGCTTTGCGAGTCGACTTTGGTAGGTAGAGAACTTTGTCGAGAGTGTAGTTCAAATAGCTCTTATCGTCTTTCTCAGACGTAGAGACTTTACCCACGGCGATTGTCGGGGTGCCCGGTGCAAGCTCAGCAAGTTGCTTACTAAGTTCGTTCCAAGCTGTCAATTTAAACCACTGTGTTTCTTTTTCGTCTGACTGCCACGCAAGCGAACGATTAGTCACGGTTGCGTCTGTGAGTTCAACTTCGTCGCTTTTGGGACCCAAGCCTCCTGTTGCGATAAAGAGATTAAGCGCAAGCAAATCGTTGAAGTTGTCTTGAGTTACGACCAACATTGGTTGCATCTGCAACACCCCGTCAACCGTCGCCCTCGTGGGACCGACCGCTAAGAAGGTTTGATCCTTTTTGAGGCCGGCCAAAAGTTTGCCGACGTAGTGGCTTTTCTTTTGAAGGAGTTGTACCGAAGTTGCGATGCGCTTGTCGTTGGAAGGAAGTGATTCAGCTAAGACGTTCAGAGTTTCTTCTTCGGTTTCAGCTTCAGAGGTGACGCGAAGTCCCAGAATGAATACGTTCATCCTTGAGTTTCCTGTAAATCGTTGAACGGTGTACGTTGAGTACCTTGGCGATCTGGCGAACAGATGCGCCCTGGCTTTGGAAGGCTAACAGCATTTGGAGGTCACCGCCAGAGAGCTTGGTGTTTTTCTCCGCACAATACTCAAAGTGATACGGGTTTATACAGTTCTGGTTTTTACAGCGTGGCTTTGGGACGACACCCTCTCTCGGTATGTCTAGATATCTAAGTATGACAGCCCTTACGTAATATCTTTTACCTAACACGTAAAAGCAAGGCGAGCTGTTGCATGTTTTTCCTGGCCAATCATCACACTCTGTAGTGTCGAAATCGCTGTAAGCTAATCTTTTAAATAAACACGAAAGGCTTACTTCTTCTATTTTTTTATAAGATAAAGAAAACGTTTCGGTCTGCAAGGCTCTGGCTATATCTAAAGCTTGAGCTTGCGCGTGCTGCGAATCGTTTGCTGTTATAGCCAGTTCTAATTTTTTATTTCCTAGCTGTAATTTAAGGCAATGGGATGTTAGCACGCTTTGTTAAGTCGATAAAATATTATTCAGTATATCTGTGCATACTGTCCGTCAGAGTCCCAGCAGTTTACGTGCCCCTTCCCCGATTTGAGGAGACCGTCGTGCGATGTCCCTCATTTGAGCTTCGGAAACACCCTGCGATTTCAACACTTCTACATCTTTTAATCCAAATCCGATTTCACCTGCCGAAGCCGGGTCGTAGGATCTCGCGATCGATTCCGTTCGTTGCTGCTGAGTCGGGGCGTATCCAAGTTGCGTAGCTGCCCCCGGCCCCACCATCGGTGCATTAGCGGCAAGCTTCTTCAACGTGGTGTCCGCAACGCCCTGCGCCCGAAGCGCCTCCACGTCCTTCAAGCCGAAACCGGCCTCTCCGAATTGAGTGTAATCAAACACTCCCGGCGTGGTGCTGACATAACCCTTAATTCCCAACGCTTCCTGAGCCCCCGGACCGATATTAAACAGGTTATCTCTTTGAGATTCAACCCAGCTCTTGATGCTCTCGGGCGAGTATCCAGCCTCAATCGCTGCTGTGTAATCCTTCAATCCAAATCCTTTTTCGCCGATTTCTTCGATTCCGGCTGTCCCAACAAAACCAGCAAATTGTTTCGGCGCCGCTGGTAGCGCGGGTTGCGCCACTTGAGCCCCCGGAACGATACTTTCCGTGGTATAACCCCCCGCACCTAAACGTCCACCGCGTGTACCTTTATAGTCTGTAGTAATTATGTTTCGCGCAGTAGGTGAGAGATTGGTTACATAGTCTTCGTAAATATCGCCGATCATCGGTGACGTACTACCGCCAGCAGTACGGCGAGTCACGCCTCCGCGCCCCGCCGCCGTGGTTGATACAGTTTCCTGAGGCTTGTCTACTTCTTCATCCTCGCCGATTGCCTGGAAACTGATGCCGGGAAAGCGTTTCGCCAGAAGTTGTTGAATCTGATTTGTGTCACCCGCTTTAATCGCGGTCTGCATCGGTCCTTCGGAATCTTTATTCAGTCGGAAACCGTACGAAGGAGTCGAAGTCACGCCAAACCCTTAATCTTACACTTAGGTTAGCAAATTCAATCCTGCTTTTCAAAGTACCGCCGAAGTTGGTGCCCTTTACGCACGACCATATCTAAAGTTGTTGAAGTTCTTAAAGCTTCTTCGTAAGAACAGAATGCCAAAGCGTTTTCTTTTTTTGTACTGTACTTTACCAAAGTTTTATTTTTAATAGCTTCCGCCACGAATCGGCCCTCAGTATTGAGGATGACCCAAACTTCTCTGAATCGCAGGTGGGTTTTGTTCGCCACCTCTGCCTCGGTGAACAGCTGCTTTTTCTTAAGTACTTTAGGACGAATTACCGGCGCACTTGTTTTTGCCGGTGGCCGATCGGAAGGCGATAATCTATTTTCGGCTCGAAGTTTGCGGGCGATCGACCTAGCGTGGTTAGATGCTTTTAAAGGTGAATCAAAACTTAGAGGACAGATGAAAAATTCCTCGGTACCCTGAATAACTCCATAATAATCTTGGTCACATCGAACCGTAAAAACTTCTTTGGTGTTTGTTTTTGGGATGTTCAAAATACGCTCCATGACTTAAATGTTCTTGAAACTTAGGCACACACTGTACCACAGTGCAGATTTTCTCTGGTTACTTAGCAGACCAATCCTCTCCTATTCCCGCTTCAGCGATCAATCTGGTTTTTCTGAAAACACCATCTCCTGCTCTGACCATCATTTCCGATAGCCTATCTTTCCACTCGGCGGCTAAATCTTCTTTAACTTCTAGAACTATTTCATCGTGCACCACTGCCACCAATCTCACATTGGTGTCTAAGAACTTATTCAGTGTGCCGAGCGCCACCTTAAGGATATCTGCGCCTGTCCCTTGGATTAAGGTGTTTGCCGCAACCGTCATCTTGGCGTCGTCGTAGCTCAGCAGCCGCCGCCTACCTAAGGCGGTACGCGTGTAACACCAGCCGTCCTGCACCAAAGCTCCGCGTTCTCTGTGCCACTGACGCAACCGTGGGTACGAGGCGTGAAATTTTGCGTGAGTTACTTTGCTCTCAGACAAGGTTAACATCAACCCAAAAGACGCTGCAGCATATGTTTTAAATTTAGCGTAACCTATCCCATAAATCATACCAAAATTAGCTCCTTTAGCCATTTGTCTTTGTTGTTTACTAACTTCGTTTATAGAGCAGTCATTCATTAGACTTGCTGTTAACGTATGTAAATCAATATCATCGTTATAAGCTTTTTGCATCTCTGGTATATCTGCTAATTCTGCCAGTAATCTGAGTTCCATCTGCGAATAATCACAGATGATCAGTTTGTATCCAGGGCTTGCAACAAAGCATTCTCTGAAGTCTTTGGATCGAGGCACCTGTTGTAAGTTCACCGCATAGGTTGTTTTTGCGGCTTTCTTTGTCCTCTGCTTAGCTCCAGTGCATGTAAACCGCCCGCTGTTCGCTCCGAATTGATTGTAGAAGCTGTGGATTCTATTAGTTACAGGATTTATATTCGCAATAAGTTTGGTTATGTGTTCCAGTTTTGTTTCTGTTTTAACTCGCTGCCTGTAAAGAGCCAGTGTCGGATCGTTACTATTAAACTCCGATAACGCAATTTGATTTAGTGTTGTTTTGTGTGTTTTATCGTCTACGGGGAGCTCGACGCCGCACGCCGTAAGCGCCGCGCAGACCTGAGCTGTACTGGAAGGATTGAATTCTTTCTTCGGTTTTTTCCCGATCGCGAGAGCTCCGTCTTCCCCCCGTGGGATTTTCGATCCCTCCGGCAATCGTTTATCAAGACTTTCGACAAACTGCGTAGTGATACGCTCTAACTCCTCTTGGATGTCTGCCTCTAGTTTCTTTAGCTTCTGTACATCTACCGCGAATCCTTCGTAACACATCCGAGCAACTGGCCGGATTGCGCGGGACTCCAGACTGTATACACCTAGCAAGTCTTCCTGTTTCAGCTCTTCGAGCTGCAGCGCTGCGATTTGTGGAAGCAGATCAACATCCTTTGCCGCGTACTCGATTTGTTCAACGTCAAGCTCCGGGGCGCCCCAGTCGGATACCTGTTGTTCTTTGTCGATCGCCAAGTCCAGGCGTCGTTCGACAACCGCCTTCAGCGAGCAGGAGACGTCAGCGAAATAGGGCTTGTTCGCCTGCGGGGAGATTCGTTTTTCTTTGAAACCTGCCCTTAGAACCCGCTCCGCTAAGTAAGTATCGAAGACTTTTCCTTTGAAGTCGATACCTAGTTGGTAGAGAAACTGCAGGTCGAAGTTGGCGTTGTGGATGACCAGAAGATCGCGACTTTCAATCAGTTCTTTAAGGGTTTCGTCGGGCTCGACTGCAAACAGATCGAATACGTAAATCGTACGATCACTGATCTCTGGTGAAGCGTCGCACAGCTGCAGCAGTCGGCACTTGGCGATTGTCGCTTGGAGCCCCGTGGTCTCTGTGTCGAGACACAGTTTCTTAATTGCTTTAAGCTTTTCTATTGCTTTTTCGTAGCTTGTTTTGTTCTGGACGATTTCGACGTGCATAATAAAAAAGCCCCGCTTTCGCAGGGCTTGCGAAGCGTTCAGGTAGTGTACCGCCTCAGCGGAGGCGTGACTGGAAAGCGTTGATTACGAAAGTGGTGGAGTCGCCCCACATCTTCGCCATCTCTCGACCCTTTTCGGTCAGACGGAAGGCGTAGTAAACCCGAGACATAGCTTGAATGTTGGGGGTCGAGTTTTCGTCGTTGCTCCCCTGGGAGATGTGCTTCGCCTTGTCGACGAGTCCATTGGTCTCCAACCACTTGAGCGCGTCGCGCAGTCCGATGTAAGTAGGTGAGACGTGGAAGGTTTCACGTCGGTTGACGCCAACGCGAAGCTCCTTAGGAGACCATTTACCTGCTACCAACTCGAAACCTTTGAAGATAATCGAGTCGTAGGGTACGTCTTCGTGCAGCAGATTCGCCCAATGAGTCGCGACCTGTCGGATCGTCCACCAGCTGCCGTCGTTTGCGGCATCGATGATCATTGCAGCTCCGACCGCCCACATCCCGCTTGACTCATGCAGCTGACTCAGCAGCAAGTCCGGGGATTTTTGCATCGAGACGACGGCAACCGCAGGCTTCTGCAGCGGCGCCACAGGTTTCGCCGTTTCGCTGACCGAGATTTTCCAGGCCAGCTTTGCCAGCTCGGGCAGCTTCTTCTGTACGGAAAGCTCGAACAGCTTAGTGCTGTTTACCTTTCGCATGTTGAGCAGACTTGAGAGCTCGATCTCGATCGGCGTGGTTGATGAGGCTTCCACAAGGGCTGCAGCCTCGTCGCTTGTGAGAGTGTTCCCTTTCAGTGTGTATGTGAACATGGTTGCCAAGGGGTTTGACTTGAGGATCATAACGGCTTTGTACTGGCTTTGCAACCTATGCAAAGAGCGGTCGCTATGCGGGGCCTATTCGATGCCAGAAAGGTTCTCCTTCCGGAGACAGCCCACAGATGTAAAAGCTGTTGTTCGCTGGGTTTAGCCAGCACGTACCGAGACTGGCGCTTTTCGGCGGCTCGAAACCCACCGGAACATGTTCTCCGTAATGGTTTC